TGATCCTAGATAAAACAAAAGGCCCCCTTGCGGGAGCCCCTTGTTGGTTCGTGTGAGAAACCTAAGCTAGTTATAGCTCAGAAAGCCCACTTCACGCCAAGCTTGGTTCCAACAGAAGGATCATCTTCTGCAGTGATGAAGCTCAGCTCGCCATAGATGCCAACGTTTTGGGCTACTTGGACGTTTCCGCCAACTTTGCCGGACAGTTCAAACTCAGAATCGCCACCGTCAGGAGCAACCAAGGCTGGACCGCCCTGCAGGTAGTAACCGTAAACGCCGTCAGAACCTTCAAAACCAACGTGGAAATCTGTTACAGATCCGGCGTAATCTCCGCCCGAATAACCGCCGTTATTCTCTACGTTGACATAAGGGCCTGCCAAGGCAGCTGAACCAGCGAGAACACCAGAAACAGCTACTGCGAATGCTTTGATCATTTGTAGAAGGAGGTGAGTTTTCTTGAGCCAGATTAGCTGGCCCAGTCAATGGACAGTTTTGAATCTGTTCCTTAATTCTCATCCGTTCCAGGAAACGTTGAGAAGTGACGTTTATGCAAGCCGGTGTAAAGACCACGCTTTGGATGGTCTGCTCTGTCTCTGCCCTCAAGCTTATAAAGCATGTCGAGCCAGACAATGCGATTATTCTGACTCTCAATGTCCGTAGCCCCGTAGGACGCAGACATCATTGGATCAGGTCTTTGCATCAGGCGGCCCAGGGTAAGCCAGCACCTGTTGTTGGTGTGCGCTTTTCCGTCAGCTGATTGTCCAAAGCAGTTTGGATTTCAGTCACCTTCTCTGCACCGCCAAGTGCAGTTTGCAGCCAAGAAATTGCTTGCGCCTCAGTCACATCGTCATAAGCGATCATGTCGTCAGCATCAGGTGCTTCAAGACCGATTGAGCCATACGCCCCACTGGAATAAACGCCGTCTTCAGTCTCTGCTGTGACGGTGTAGTGGAGCGTACTGATCACTCCGGTTTGAAGAAGTCTGTCGCATTGACCGACTTTCCATGTGTAGGTGTTTGCCATGATCAGGCTTTACCTGCTGTGATTGCGGAATTTAAAGGCTCAAGGTCTTCTGTTGTCCAGTAGTCCTTGGCAACCATCAGCTCCAAGTGCTCGACATTGCGAGCAACTGTTGCTGTTTGATCAGCATCACGAGAAGACAGAGCCATTAAGTCAGTGATGACAGTGACGGAATCAAGAGCTGCAGAATAGTTTTGAGCTATTTCTGCAGCAGTTGGCGTTTCAACAGACATGACAGGTCTAGGAGAATGATGCGAGTCTACGCGCTCTTCAGCGCAGCGACCTCATTCTGCAACTCTTTAACCATAGCCGTCAACTCTTGTACGGCATTTACCAGCACAGGAACCAGATGCTCACCTTTGTATTTGAGGTGATCAGCGTCTTCGGTGTCAATGATGACTGGGTTGTCACCTTCTAAGGCAAGGATGTCTTGCGCTTTGAATCCATAACGTACATCACCATCTGGTGTTTCAGTGTCACGATCTACCTTGAACTGATAGGCAGTTGGCTTGAGTTGATTAACAAAGTCCAGACCATACGGTACTGGAGCAAAGTTCATCTTATCGCGTTCATCTGATGTAACGGTCCAAGATACTTTGACGTAGGCATTAGTGATTGATGTATGACCTAAAGCTAGACGGTTGTTTTCTGTTGTTGTGGCAAACACTGGTCCATAAGACCCATTGCTGCTTATAAAACCAATGCCAATATTACCGGATCCAGTGGTGTTTGAGACCATAGCTGAGTATCCGAGGGCTACATTAGCTGTACCAGTGGTGTTGTTATAGAGAGTATCTCTTCCAATAGCTGTGTTTGTATTGCTAGTAGTGTTTGAATAGAGGGCTTGGTATCCGAGGGCTACATTACTAGCACCAGTGGTGTTGTTACGAAGAGCGTCTAATCCGTTAGCTACATTGTTGTTTCCAGTGGTGTTGTTGAGGAGAGAATTTAATCCAGTAGCTGTGTTATTAATACCAGTGGTGTTGCCAAAAAGGGCCTGATATCCAGTAGCTACGTTTGAATTACCAGTGCTGTTACTACGAAGAGCCCTCCATCCTGCAGCTGTATTGTAATTACCAGTAGTGTTGAGTAAGAGTGCATCCATCCCGTAGGCTGAGTTATCTCCGCCAGAAGTGTTGGAGTAAAGAGCTTGAAACCCGCAGGCTGTATTATTAGTACCAGTGGTGTTAAAACGAAGAGCACTGACTCCGTTGGCTACGTTGTGATAACCCGTGGTGTTGGAATAGAGTGCAAAATATCCGACAGCTACATTATTGCTGGCAGTGGTGTTGCTATATAAGGCTCTTGCCCCGTATGCAACGTTGTAGTTCCCAGTTGTATTGACACGCAAAGCGTTATATCCGCTTGCTACGTTTTCAGTACCAGTTGTGTTGAAACGTAGAGATTGTATGCCAGTGGCTGTGTTTTCAACACCAGTGGTATTAGAAAGAAGAGAATTTTCCCCGGCAGCAGTGTTGCCTTGACCCGTGGTGTTGTTATAAAGAGCTTGATATCCGCTAGCTGTGTTGCTATAACCAGTGGAGTTTAAAGCAAGAGCTTGGTACCCGTTAGCTACGTTGCTATGACCAGTGGTGTTGTTATAAAGAGCTTGGTATCCAGTAGCTGTGTTGTAAGCACCAGTGGTATTGCTGATTAAACCTTCAAATCCAAAGGCTGTGTTGTTACCGCCAGTGGTGTTTAAAGCAAGCGAATTGTATCCAGTAGCTGTGTTACCACTCGCAGTGGTGTTGCTTAAGAGAGCTTGTCTTCCAACGGCTGTATTATTACCGCCAGTGGTGTTGGAAAAGAGAGCATGGTAACCGTTTGCTGTGTTGTAAGCACCAGTGGTGTTCGTATGAAGCGCACCAGCACCTTGTGCTGTATTACTAGCGCCTGTCGTGTTACTTTTTAAAGCTTTATTGCCAACTGCAGTATTTTCAGATGCTGTAGTGTTTAGAGTTAGTGCTTCATTTCCAACAGCTACGTTGTAACTACCAGTGGAATTTGTAAAGAGTGCCTGATACCCACTTGCTACGTTTTTATCACCAGTAGTGTTGCTATAAAGAGCATTGACCCCGCTTGCTACATTACTAGAGCCAGTGGAGTTGAGGACTAAAGCTTGATACCCTATAGCTGTGTTAAGAGTACCCGTAGTGTTTTGCTGTAGAGCACTTTTCCCGTTAGCTGTATTGCCACCGCCAGTAGTGTTGGTATACAGAGCTTGAAATCCGGTAGCCGTATTATTAGTACCAGTGGTGCTGTAATACAGCGCATACATTCCACTAGCTGAGTTATAACTACCAGTGGTGTTAGTATAAAGAGATTGCATCCCAATGGATGTATTGAAAGTACCTGTAGTATTGGAATAGAGAGCTTTAAAACCGTGGGCTGTGTTGTTAGAAGCAGTGGTATTTGAATAAAGAGAACCTATCCCGTAAGCTGTATTGTTATCAGCAGTGGTGTTTGATGTAAGAGCGTTTACTCCGCTAGCAGTGTTGTTACCACCAGTGGTATTAGAATAGAGAGCACTGGATCCGCTAGCTGTGTTACTAGCACCAGTTGTATTGGAATAAAGAGCTTGATGACCGCTAGCTGTATTATCACTAGCAGTGGTATTGGAATAAAGAGCTTGTCGTCCGGTGGCTGTGTTTCTAGAACCAGTAGTGTTTAATCGAAGAGAGTTGAGTCCGCTAGCTGTGTTGAGAGAGCCAGTGGTGTTCGCCTTGAGGGAACCTGCCCCGACAGCTGTGTTGTAATTACCTGTGGTGTTTGCACCGAGGGGGCTATCTCCACCGATAGCCGTGTTGTAATCACCTCCGGTATTAGAAGAGAGAGCATTTAATCCTACAGCTGCGTTGAAAGTACCATTGGTGTTTGCATTCAGAGCACTACTACCAACCACCGTATTACTTGAAACGTTACCCGCACCACGGCCAATCGTTAGTGAGTTGATGGTTGCGTCTGCAGTAAACGTGGCGTTGCCACTTGAATCGATTCTGAGTCGCTCACTTGCACCTGTAGATATATAGAAATGATTTCCGGAAACTGTACCAATCTCTGCAACATTAGCGCTTATCGCAGCATTAAGCATACGAATAACAGGAACGGTTGCTCCATCCGTAGCTGGTACAAACGCAATGCCACCATTCCCAGACGGTGCTTTAACATTAAGGCGGAAATTGTTGTTAACTCCTGTCGTACCTACGTTTAGATTGCCCGAGCTGTCGATTGCCATCCTCTGTGTAGTAGCCGTAGCAAATACCAAAGAATCCGTATTATTTTGATACTGAATATAACCTCTATAAAAGTCACTTCCACTTGCTCCATCACCCATCAAAATACTACAATTGCCGGTAGTGGAAGAGGCAAGAGCCATTTCACCATTACCTGAACCGTGTGTTCCGATTTGTAGTGCTCTAACTGGACTCGTAGTGCCAATCCCACAATTTCCAGTCGTCAATACATTCTGACTACCAAAATTAGGACTTACTTTAGTACCAGCGATCGCTGCAGATGCGTTAACATCAGCGTTGACGATAGACAGATCAGAGATATTTGACGATGTAACAGTGATATTCGACGGTAGTGCTCCTGAAGAAAGTTTACTCAGGCTTATAGCAGCAGATGTACTAATATCGGCATCTACAATAGTGCCATTCACAATATTTGATGATCCTATAGTAATTGTGGAAGGTAGTGCTCCACTTGCCAATTTGTTTAGAGCAATAGCTGCAGCGGAATTAATGTCAGCATTGACGATTGTCCCGTCAAGAATCATCGTGCTTGTGACCGTTCCAGTATCTCCTACAGTTACAACGTTGCTGCCACCAACAGAGACATTCCCGCTGCTATCAATAACAAGCCGTTGCGTTCCAGCCGTCGCAAAGCTCAGCTCATCTGCACCACTTCTATAAATACCAGTATTGCTATCAGAATTAAATGCAAACGCAGGTGCAGCAGCGCTGCCATCCCCTGCATTTTCCAATAAATCCGCAATCGTCACCTTCTTGGTAACGTCGTTCACCAAATCGACAATCGGCAAAATATCTGAACTGGCCGGATCGACGTATGCCGTCAGGTCCGAAATCTTGACGTTTGCCATGACTGTCGATGCTTTAGCTTAATTTTAAGACCAAGTGCCAATTGCCACTCGTTTCCAAGTGTTCGTGGCAGTGCAAACGTAGATGTAGTTTGCATCCCATGCCACCTCACCCAACGTTCCAGCAGCCGTAGCTGATGCAGGAGTATGAGTTGGCAAAATAGGCCGTGACCCTAACGTCACATTTGCGGCAGTGATTGCCGCCATGCTCGTTAACGTCCCAGCAGCCTGGACCTGTAGGTCGATCTTGCCGTCTTCTGTCGTATCAACTGGGTCGACAATTGACGCCTCAATCTTGGCAAACTGAATTTGCTCAGGCGTTCCAGCACCGTTATTGCCCTGGAAAATCAACGCACTTAGTGCATCAGCTGCTTGACCAACAGCACCATTGCGGTGGTGATACAACGTAATGTCACCAGCACTAACAGCAACGTTTTCCTTTGACTCAAGGAATAACGCTGTGTTTTCTACTGATTCGGTGATGTGGAGCGGATGAGCTGGGGCAGCTTCACCAATGCCAACCTTGTTGCCAAACAGACGGATCCGTGTCGCAATAGACCCGCCCGATGCGGTCATCAAATCAAGAGTGCCATCCTCTGATCCGCTAGTTGGGTCTTGGATTTGAGCAAGGATCTGGGCATACGCCTGAGCGTTGCCTGCATCATCCTCTCCGCGAAACTCAAGATTGCCAAGATTGTCATTGGCAGCAGGTGACGCAGAGTTGCGATACAGCACAACATCAGGTGCCGTATCTAGGCCAGCATCAGTGTTCTCAATAATGACTTGATCAGTCGTATCGGTACTAAACAGATGCAATTGAGCGGCAGCCGTTCCAGTGCCTAGCTGAAAGCCAGTCGCCGTAATCTTGCCGATGTTGGTCGAGTTGGCACTAAACGCCAATTCATTCGCACCAGAGCGATATAACCCTGTTGCGCCGCTATCTGACAAAAATGCAACAGCAGGGCCAGCTTCCGTTCCATCAGGCAATGCCTTATGAAGCGTGCCAAACGCAACCTTTTTGTTTTTTAGCGCGTTGTTAGCCTCAGCAGTAACAACGATTGGGAATACGTCTGCAGTAACAGGTGCGGTGAGTTCTGTTAGCGCAGAGATTTTGCGGTCAGACATCAGCCAGCCTCCAGGGTTTCAACACGGGCCGTCAAAGCAGCAATCTCAGCGAAAGCCTCTTGCAGTCCTTTCATCAACAATGGCACCAACATATCCTTGCCAACACCCATGTATTCAACATTGCCATTTTCATCAACGCTGTCTTCCATTCCCATCACTGCAGAAGGAACTACGGCTTGAAGCTCCTGAGCAATAAAACCTTCCTCGTAGGTTTCAGTGCTGATCATGCGGAAACGGTGCATCTGAATCTGATTGATTCGAGACTTGGCCTCCGGCATGTCAGTAATGTTGTCTTTCAGCCGACGGTCTGAAGCGTCAATTAAAGAAACGTCTGTTGCGCTGATAATTCCAATTCGTCCAGCTTGTGTGCCGTTTGAACGAAACTCAACAACAGAGCCAAGCTGCGTTCCGCCTGAGCCAACTCTGTTAAATACGCCGGAAAAGCTGTTGTTACATGTAACGCGAATGCGGCCGCGTTTTGAAATAATTAATCCTTCGTTTGTCGTGTTATTTGAAGCCGTGGGGTTGGTTTGCATCCCCCAGTACAAAGACGGTCCGTCTGCAACGCCGTCAGCGTCAGTGCCGTTGTCTTTACCGATTGAAAAAAGCGTATGGTCAGCGCCGCTGAATTGAGTTACATAAGCAACAGCGCCAAGAGATGAACGGTAAAAACCGTAATCAGGACCGTCAGTGCCAAACGTTACGGATGGAGCAGCCTCGCCACCTGCAGGAAAAACAATTCCACCGCTAGTTATGGAACGCAGTGAAATCCAAGCACTGTTTGCGCCATTGCGAATCTTCAGCTCGCCTGCAGTAGTGTCAACCCAAAACTGATACGCAAACGTGGTGGAGGGAGCGGTGCCCCCGCTGTGGTTCGTAAATACCGCTGCAAGCTGTGTATTGATGTCGCTACGAACGGCGGATCCACTCCCATTCGCAACATTGCCGTCAGCTTGAGCCATGATTAATTCAGCTAAGGGGTCGTTGGCTGTAGTGTGCCATATCCAGTCGCAGTATATCTAAACCTGCGGCTAACGACTTGATCGCCATCGAATGAAGTTTTGAACGTAACGCTAAAACCAGTAGCAGTCGCTTCAGACATTTCAAAGTAATCATCAGTCTGCATGTCATAAGCGACAATGCTGACAGTAACCTTGGTGTCAGCATCGACATAGAACGGATACTCAAAAGCTACGTCTTTCGTTCCTTCCCCAGAGTAGATAAGTTGGCTGCTTTCAACTCTACGCTCCAGTTGTATTAAACAACCTAGTTGATCAATCAACGGCGTCTGATCAGGGTGGAACGTTTCTAGTTCCGCCTTGAACTGGAACTGCCTGCCAACGTAGTTTCCGTTTTCAAGAGGAATCCAATCTTCAAATTCTAAGTTAGAGTTAAGTTTAATTTTGCTAGCATCTTCAAGCTGAAGAGAAAACCCATCTTCTGTAACTTGATACTCATCAACAGATGCGTTGTCTGTCTTACGGAAATAAACACTGACGTTTGTATCATCCGGGACCAGGCCGTCAAAATCAGTCCAATTGTTAATAAGCTCAGTCCTACTATCAATCAAATCACTTGTGTAAATACCACGCATCAATAATCTTCTCTTTAAAAGAATGCTGTATTTTGCGCCTAAATCCAAGGTTTTTGCGAAATGATATACCCCTGACGTATTTTGCGTTCCAATAAAATCAACTGACGTTAAGTTGTCAAAAGTGCCGCTAATGTCATCAATAAACGCATCCCCGTCAAGAACTAGCCCATCCAAATCGTCGTTGTAATAAACACCATCTTTTTGGCCTTGGAACTCAAACGGATCTTGATGTTCATTGATAACTTCTAAATTAAACCTTGGTATTCCATCAGGCAGGTTAATGATTGCAATAATTGCGTTTTGACTTCTTATGCCGGTCTTGGTCTCAAATTTAACGAGGTACGTGCCCTCGATTAAAGGCAAGCTGACGTAACCAGCCCTGGCCTCAACGGTACGCAACAAGGAACCATCAGCCCAAGAAGCAGGGTTAGTTGTGCTTGTTTTGTCTGAATGACGAACAACCGCCGTCAAATTTAAAATATTTCCACCAATAGAAGGAACGTTCCAGCGAAGAACGGCTTGGTCTTTGCCTACCGCTTCAATAGTGACATTTTCTGGATCAGGCGGCAGTGTCTGGCTCGTCAAGCCATCGACACCTGTACTAATGTCAGGCGAACCAATCGCAACAGTTAGCGTTGCAAACACCGATTCTTTGTTGTTTGGTGCCGGACCAACTGATTTAACTTGGCCAAAGAAAGTTGCACCAACAGGCAAGCCATCGATATTGATATACGTGTTTGTTGTCTCTGCTTCAATATCGTTTCCACTACCTACCCTGTAGCGAACTTTAAATTTAACCGCAGTGGCCTCTAGCCCTCTGCTCCAAGAGAACGTGGTTCTGTTAACTGTATTGTCGTTTTGACTAATCTCTGCAAAAGTAACCTGCAGATCTGTTGGCGCGTTTGGCTTTTCATCAAAAATTGAAATGTCGGCAAAATCAAGCTGTGAATCTTTTCCTTCAACAACGCTGTAAACGTTATCTACATGCTGAACTCCAGTAATTACATAAACGCCGCCCTCGCCTTCTCCTACAGAAAGGCAACGAAACTTTTGGTTTTCAACGCTGTTGTTTGAAATCGTGTAGACCGCATCATCAGCTGGAATCTGGGAAAAAGAGCTAGAAACGTTAATCCGAGTGCCAACAACACTACTGATTGGTTTTGCTTCAACCGTTCCATCAGGCAAGACAACTGTCAAAACGTTGTTGCTGCCAGAAGGCAACGTGATCGTTTGGTCGCCTATGACAAAATCAAACTCCGCTCCAGCAACACGCCCAGCCAATCGAGCGCCTTGACGCATTGCGTCCGACACGGCAAAGATCTGCCCAGGCAATACCGCAAGACCTTCTAGGCCAACGGAAAACGACACGATATTGCCGTCAACCTCTTCTGACGTAAGAATCCATCGACCCATCCTCTGGGCCTGGTATTTAGATGTGCAGCCAAACGCCACAACATCACGCTCTTGGAAGCCGTACTTATCGATTAAGGCCCTGTTTTCAATAATTACATGGTCTGGCTTGTAAAAATTGTCTGGATCGTTATACCTAACAGTGACCCGCGTGCTGCGTGTTTTAAGAGATGATCCGCTGTATTCAAAGCCTCCACCAACAACACTTGAATTATTAAAAACATGAACAGGGTCAAGAACACTACCATCTAAGTTGCCGTGATCTGCTGCGACCTGTACGGTGTCAGACTTCCAGTAGATCATCCCGCGAAATACGCTGGCTAGATCTTGCAAGACGTTGTAAGCATCAGCCCGTGAACCAATCACAGTGTTGATTGCAAACCTAGGCTCTGTGCCTGCCGCAGGATTTGAAAAGTCTTTATTGATAAGCTCATTAGCGTATTTAGACAGTTCAATTAAATCAATCCAACTTACATTTGCAGCGTCAATAAAATCACCCGCTCCATAACGAGCGTTGGTAAGCATGTCGTAAAAACAACAAATGGGGCATGTTGTCCAATGCAATCCATCCTTTAATTGCCCATCAAAAGGAATAGTATTGTTGTATTCCAAGCTTCCGTCAGCCCGAGGCGTGGCATTGCTAGGAATTTTGACTTTTAACCCACGCACTTGATACGCTCGCTTAGGCAATGTGTTAAAAAGCTCTGAGTCAATACTTGAAGCGATACAAGCTGTATTTGCGTAGTTAACTTTAACGTTTGTTCTTGCAATAATAGAAGACCAAACAAGCGTGTCTGCGCGAGTATTTGCAAGCGGTGTTTTTTTAGAAATGTCTTCAAAGTCATTAATTTGCACTTCAAAAGCATCTTCCCGGTTTTTAAACCGCTTTTTTCTTACTCTAATGTTGTAAGGACCGTTGCCAAACTTTCGCTCGTCTAGCTTTATTGGTTGTGTTTTTATCTGATAGTTAGAAGTAGATATTCCTTTGATTATATTGCCGTCAGTGATCCCATCGGTGGTCAATAGATCAATTGGTTGATAACCTCCTTTACTCCCTTGAACTGCAACTTCAAATTTTATTTGTGCAAAAAACAGCTGCCCCTTTGCAAGACCCTCCATCCCCTGGCAGTAAAGCTTAGGAACAGTAAAAATTAATTGAATATCGTCTACAAACGAATCTGTAATTGTGCGAACAACTACACCTTGGCCATAATCTCGGTCTGTTACTTTGTTTTCTGCGTCAACTGTTTCGCTGTAATTTGCTCCAACCTGAACGCCAACATTGATTAATGTCGTAACATTATCCTTAAATGCAGTTTGATCGCTAAACGGAGGCTGCTTAGGCATTCCGTTTTTAAATTCAAAATCGTACGTTCCAGCTCCCTTTCCCGGCACCTCCGTTTCGTCTAAAAAGATGCTGCTTCGGCTTTTTGTTAATCCTTCAATTGGGCCTTCGCCTATGATGTCGACGACATGAAGATTAGTTTTAGAGTTGAGAGCCATTCCTAGATCAAGTCGTAGCCGTAGCCAATAATAGTCAACTTTGTTCTGTTTACTGTCTCTGCATCGACAATCTCAACCCTTAGGCGAAGGTCATCGGTCTTGCCTGCTCTTGGCACTTCAAATCGATGACCGTAAACCAAAGTTTCGTTGGAGTGAAAAAGTCCTTGAACTGTAACGCCTGCACTTGCCCCCGTAAAATTTGGCTCTCCAGGTCGCTCAAGCACAAGCTTGACTTCATAACTTATGAACCCAGGTATTTCGGTAGAGCCTGCCCCTGAAATCCTGTCAAACAAACCGCCTTCTATTTTAAAAATTACGTCAATTTTTTTACGCTTATTGTTGCCTTTTTTGTATTTTAAATTGTCATTTGAAATAGAACGTCCTTCCTCAAGCGTTTTTTCTAAACCTGGACCAAACCCTTGGTCAATCTTGACTTTTTTGTCATTGTCAGTTGTTCTGATTTTGTATTCAGGTCTTAACCTTTTTGTGTCCAACCCAGCCGCAGAATTAAACGCCCTCTTAAGACGCTCACCATTAATTGTTGTTCTGCTTACATCTGGTGCAACAATCGTTTTTGCTAAACGATCTGAATCGTCAGTTACCTGAAGGTCGACAGCCATAAGATGACCGCCAGTAATTACTTCCCCATAAATTACAGGGACAGTCGCGCCCGTCCCAACGGTGTTTGCAGGGCCTGAAAACCCATAAGACTGCTGACCGTCTGCACCACGAGTTACGCCTTGCGCCCCAGTGCCTCTAACGTTTGTGCCGTTATCAAACCGGTTGTTGCCAAGTTTTGGCATTTCTGGTTGCGGCGAAATTAAATTCGCCACCCCGCTAAGAATCATGCTTGCGCCAACAGCACTTAATGCTGTGCCAATTGTTGTTGCAGTCAAAACAGCAGTAGTGGAAATACCAGCTACACCAGCCGCCCCAGCTCCAAAAAGCCCTACCGTTCCAAACAAACCAGCGCCAGGTAACAAAAACGAAGCCGCAACCAAGCCAACGCCAAACAAAATTTGACGCGTTGATCCGCCACTACCGCTAATCACCGGCACAAGCATCATCGGCTTGCTGCCAAACGGCAAATGCAATTCGTCATATCCCATCGCCGCACCAGACTGAATTAGCTTGTAGCCAATCCCATTTTCGTGCGCTGTTACCAGATCTTTCTGCAGCTGCGGATAGTTGACGCACAGCAGTTTGATCGCATCTGCTGGTGTCCTTAGGTTGTAATACTCGTGTTGTGTGCCGTATTTATCGCCCAGCTCACCGGCTAACATCACCAGTTGCATAGCGATAGACGGCGGCAACGCTCTGCCTATAGTACCGCCCAAATGGTTCCACCGCACTGATGCTATTCATGCGCTGGTGCAAAATTCGATCGCCAGTTAGATAAACCGCTGCGTGCATTGGCGTCCTAGTGCCTAACCGCATAATCAATACGTCGCCTTCTTCCCGATCGTCAAAATCTACAAGCACAAAACCAAGCGTTTTGGCATAACGAAAAAAAATGCTATCGGTAGACTCTAAATTTTTTGGCCTTTCAAAGTCAGGAAAGTCAATGCCACGCAACGCGTAATAATCACGCAACAAGCTATAGCAATCCTGCGTTCCATACGCAAACTCCTTGCCAATCAAGGGTAAATAGTTGACCATAAATTGTCTGGCACGGAATACACGTACCAAAGCAGCTTACTTTGCCTACATGCCTTGCGATCACACTCGCTTGGTGACGTACCCTTTGGATGAGAATGCACAATTGCTTCAATCGTTCCAGCGAACATAGCCTTGGCATAATCGTGCGGGTCAAGCACAAAATGTTGTTGTGGAGCGTCAGCAATGTTCTTGCACGGCCAATAGGCACCATCAACAACTAGGCCAACAGCTTCACGCGGCATTTCTGCCTGTGCGTGTTTTATTGCATCAAGCCTGAAGTCTTGCTCCAATAAAGCCTCCAAACGGAATTGCCTCAGCACCATCACCTTTATTGTCCTCAAATCTTTTTCTGCAACTGCTCAGACGCTTACCGCAAACGTCATTGGCCTCCAACGCTGTTGACTCATCATCTATATCAAAGAAATTAGATCCGTTATAGCCGCACTCTGCGCCTTTGTACTTCCAAGGACAAAACTCATTAACAGTTCGCCTAGGCAATTGAAGGTTTATTAAATCAAGCCTTGCTGTCAGCTCAAACTCGACAAATTGCAAGTTTTCCGATGCGACCCGATCGATGTACCACGTCTCAACAGACTTTGCGTCTGGGTCAGCAGTGTCGTTGCCGCTTACACCAATAATAAAATTGGCATTTTGTTGAGTCACAAGCAAGTCGTCGCCTTCTGTCAAAATTAATTGCGGGCCAAAATTAACAGGGTCTAAAAACTTTTTAAATGTACGGATCCGCCTTACTTCTGCTTTTAATGGATTTACTGTAAGAAGAAGTGAACTTATAGCGTTATTAACGTTTGCTACTTTTAAACTTGGTCTTGGCAAAGTACCTTTTGCCGAAAACGCAAAACCATCAACCTCAACAGGAGCTGCAGGGTAAATTTTTCCATCAAATACAACATTTTCAACTAAATTATTTGTTCCGGCGTGATAATACAAAACGCTGTCTGATCCGTTGACCGCTGATGTCAAATGAACTTCAAACAAATCAATAACAGCAGTCGGCGCTAGCTTTTGAAGCTGGTCGGAAAGAGGCTCAAACGCTTCCCACGTAACTTCGTTGTCGACAACAGTATGAGTAATCTGTCGCGGAAAGACTGGCTCGCTTTCGTCTGACGTACCAGCGACAATGCACTTAAATGCAAGCGTTAGGTTTTGCGAAACAGACGCACGAACAACGTCGTTGACTAAATAACTTTTATTGGCCTCCCAGGCGTGGTCAGAGATTGGGTAACTCATTACGCCTCAAACACTTGGACAAAAGTAGCCGTTATGTTGAAAAGGTTTGAATACGGCATCGTCTTAGTCCAGTTTGCACAAACCCATTTATAAGTAGTTGCCTCGTCTGGTGGCGACCAATTAAATGATTCAACACCTGCTCTAGCTTCCAAAAAGTCTTCAATCGAGTTTGCGTCAGCTGTTGTTCTGTTTTGCCAAGTCAAACTCCATGTTTTGGGATCTTGGTTAATTCCAAAGGCAGCACGTTGCGAATATCCTGAACCAAATTGAATTGAACGCACTTTTGGTTGCGCCGCTTTTGAAGCCCCATAGTCAGGAGCAATGTCAGGAAAAGTAGCCATTAGCTCAATAATCCTCCAGGACGTTTTTGCTTGATTAACTCAGCCTGTACGGCTGCACCAATTGCAGAGCCAAGAGCCTTGGCATTTGGCTGATCACCTTGCACGTTAGATCCAGCAGCATCAACGTTAACTACTACGTTACCAACGCCTCCAGAGGCTTCAACACCAAGCTTGCCATTTGCTCCACGACGCAAAGGCATGATTGCTTCAGGGCCAGCCTCACCCATCAATCCCATGCCGTTAGCCATTGGGAAAATGGTTGGCTTGTTTACAACGCCGCCAGAGGCAAAAGGAACAATTTTGTTTTGAGCTACTACGCCGCCATCAGCAAAGAAACTGCCAACAAGAGATTTTGTGCCAAAGTTCAGCAGCAAACTAGCCATTTGCCTTAACACGCCAGACAAAGACTCACTTAATGATTTCGTGCCATCAATTAATCCTTCGATGGCGCTAGCCATGCTGGTTGCCAATGTGTTTTCTATGCTTTTAACTAGCTTTTCTGTTTCAGTAAGTTCCTTCTTAAATTCTTTTTGACCCTTTGTAAGGTCGCGCATTGCTTTCTTTTCGTCATCTCTAAGTTTTAGCCCTCTTTTCCTGCTTTTTTCGATTGCGTTTGAAGACAACTCTTGCGCCCTATTAAAGGTTATTTCGCCAGCGTTAAATTGCTCAGTTATTCTTTGAATGTCTATTTGCAATCTTAACTGTTCTGCAAGTATTAACTGACGAGTTGCGCTGGCAGCATTCATTTCTTGAGTAAGACGAAGCACCTCTTCGCTTGTGTCTTTTATTCGGCTTGTTGTTCCGCCACTATCTGCGCTGCCAGGAGTACGAGTAAAGCCAGGCAGTCCATCCCCTGGAGCTGGTTGCTGTATGCCTTCTCTAATGTCAACACTTGTTCCTCCCCCCAAATTGCTTAAAGCAATTCTTGCCAACCTGCCTCCTACTGGTCCTAAAAGAGCGGACGCCTGTACTTCCCCTAAAACTGCTGCAATCTTAGTTAAAAATTCAAACTTCTTAAATAACTCATCAATTTTTTTGATTATACCGGTCAAAGCATCAACGGCAATTGAAGCTGCTCCTTGGAATGCAGCACCAATAGGCGCAACTAAAATTCCAACCGCTTCTTGCAATTCTTTTAGCTTTTGTTGCAACCTGTCCCCAGCGGCAGAAGGTGAGTCAACAATTATTTGTGCGTTTTTGTCGTAACGGTCAAAAATTGCTTTTGTAAATGTTAAAAAATCTTCTAAACTAACTTCGCCTTTCTCTAAAGCTTTGTCTAACTCTTGCGGTGTTTTGCCTATTGATTCTGCAAACAAAGTAAAAGCGCCAGGCAATCTTTCGCCAATTTGCTGTCTTAATTCTTCTGCGCTAACTTTGCCTTTGGAGAAGACCTGCGCTGTTGCAGTCAAAGCAGAATCAACATCTTGTAAGGAACCGCCTGTCGCCCTGACGGCAGCAACAATTCCTCTAAAAGCAAGCTTAGTATCCTCAACACTGCCACCCGCTCCCAATACAGATGCCTGCAATTTTGTAAATTGTTTGGTTAATATGTCTTGAGGTATAGCAAGCTCATCAGATGTTTTTGTTATAAATTCAAGAGATTGTTGATATTCTTGTTGGCTTGTTGTTACGCCAAATAATGCAATCCTTAATTTTTCAAGTGAAGCGGAATATTCCGCTGTTGCGCCAACCGCTTGCCTTAATTGGCCAACTTGAGCACCAATGGCACCTCCAACAATTGCACCGCCTGGGCCTCCAATAGAACCAAGCAACGCGCCTGCTGCGCCTTCAGGGCCGCCAAAAACTCCAGCGCCTGCAACTGTGCCTGCAACTTGAGCAGCAGCTCTAAGTCTTCCACTGCCCCCTGGGCCTTTTCTTCCTTCCGCTTTCTGCAGTTGCTTGTCAAGCCTTGCTGCCTCAGCCGTAGCCTTCTTAAAGGCAGCACTGCCAATCTCAACCTGCTCCGTAATGTCACGCCAAGCGTTTCTGTAACCCCGAAGGTTTGCAATACTATTTTTCGACGTTCTTTGAACTTCTTTTAGTTCTTTTGATATTTGATCAAACGGAGCTGCAGCACTTTTAGCTTGTCGCCCTAGCCCGTTTAAAGTCCGCGTTAATTTATCAAGACCAGCATCGCCTGCGGTTTTTATGACAACTGTTAAGTCGGTTGTAACCTTGGCCATCAGGAGTCCTTCTTGTTCAGGCTGGCGAGTGCGGTTAGTTCCATCACCTGCACCCCTTCAAAAAGAGCGACAGGATCCTTGACTTCATACAGTCTACAGAGGTAGTCCAGTGACGAGTAATTCAAACCAGAAACCCCGCCCATACTGACATTCCATTGCGTTTGCATTCTTAAAAACATTGCAACAATATCCCAGTTCTCTTCCCACACCTCAAAATCCGCAGCCTTACGTGCCTTACGGATTGCATTGATCTCGCCAGGGTCCATACCCTTAGCCATCAAGTCATCAATGCTTTCATCAAAAACCCCGCCGCCTTCGCACCAATGCTTAGCGGCGGCTTCTAGTTTTTTGCTTGTGACCCCGTAATGCTGTCGGTGTAAGCAGAAATCACACCACGCAAAACGTATGGGTCGTCAAACAGCTCAGCTTGCGCTTCCTCGCTGTAAACGACCTCGTCTCCATCCTCGTCTTTAATCCCTTCCCAACCTTCAACAATTTCACTAATCAAAGCATCGTCGCCTTGCTCAATTAAATCGTTGAAAGCTGAGCGGCTCATCTTTTTAAAGATTGCCGTAAAAGTTTCTTTTTTAAACTTGCCGCCGTCAACAGGAACGTCGACGGCAACAGGCCACTTATAAGAAGAAACCTTTTTGAGAACAAAAGCCATGCAGGTTAGGTGTAAGCGAGTGTCAGCTCGTTGTTACCGGCTGAACTTGGCACCATAGTAGTAGGAATGTTCAACATAACAATGCCTTGGTCTTCCGAATACGTTGGGTTGCCTAATGACAAACCAGTTGACGGAGAACTCAAGGTAATAATGTTACCTGCAGTCGCACCGTGAACAATACTTAAATTGCCTGATGTTCCTGCGACAGAAAGAGCAAAGAAATCTTTGACCGACAAGGCTGGGGCTTCAATTACAAAGTTAGCCGTTGCTGCACGGTCAGTAATTAACACATCTTTGCTTGAGTTAACCAGCTCTCGGTAAACAACATTATTGCCAAGATCAATCTCAGCAGATTGCAACGCCAAGCCTGTGGCCGAGAACAAAGTAAAGCCAGTGGTGTTTGTGTCGTTAAAGATTTCAGGGTCTGCCTGATTACTAAACGTCAAGGTTGGTGACGCTGTATCTGTTGGGGCAACGTACTGCCCGGTCATTGTAAAATTGTAAACCGGAATTTGGTTAGCGTTGAGGCTAAGGGAAAACGTTCCACGCGCTCCAGTCACCTTGTGCCGAATGCCGTCGCTGTCAACGTAAATCGTGACTGATTCAGGCGTTGTTGAGATAGGTGCGTAAGTTACGGAAGTGCTTGAAACAATTGTTTCGCCAAACCCGCATGCTTCAAGCAAAGGACCGTATTTTGGTGCGGTGCCGGCAGCACCGGATCCTGCGTACTCAACGGTAAAGGTAACGCTAACGCGAGTGTTTGCAATTAGCTGAGGGCTGTTGCCTAGATAACTACGAATTAGATCACGCGAAAGAACTTCAGATTCAGCAGGATTGATTTCAAGAGCTGAAACTTGAATTGCGTTTGCCGAACCTGTTGGCGTGCTGTCAGATCCGTAGGTTGACTCGGTTTTGGCGAGGATAGACCTCACTCGGGCTAGTTTTGCCATGTGTAAGGCCTCAGAAAAAGGGCGATGTTTATCGCATCAGTTTAAGTTAACTGCTTCCGCAAGCCAACCCTACGCTGATGTCAGGTCAACGCGGCTTGAGCGATATTTGACCAGATAATCCATACTAACAACCCCTAACGGCACATCAGCCTCGTACAGGCTGAAGTCAACTCGATCAGGATCAATGTCTAAAGCGTAGCCGTTGACAGTGCTGTCAGCCATTATCAAGTTGTGAACCTGCTGTGAGTAAGTGTCGGAGGCGTCATCAGGTACGCCAGATCGAACCAGCACCGTCACCCTTACCCGCAAGGTCCATTGCAATTTATTACTGAACTGTTCGGACGGCTGGTCCGACACCGGCTCGACAATAATTGCGGGCACTTCGCCACGCGCCAACGGTTCAACCCTGCTTCGGTAAACCGTTACGCCAGTGGCAGAATCAAGGTTCGTTTTAATTCGAGCAAGAATCAATTCACGCCTTGTGTCGGCCATTAGTCCTTACTCAACAAAAGCTCAGAAAACAGGCCATCATCGATAGGGCGGTTTTCCCTGACGGTGTAAGCCTCAGATGCAACAGTAATAGAAGTGCCGCGAGCAGCAGAGCTTACGTCTGAAGTTTTTGCCATTAGCAAATACTCGCGACTTAAAGCAACACCACCCGCGATCACGTCCATAGGCGAATCCAAGATACCAACAAAATTGGAACCCCCACCAATTTGGCAGGTAGTCCCAAACTCCTCTGTATTTAGAAAAGCGAAGGTATCTTCAATAGCCATGATCAGCCGTACTTTTTAGAGCCGACGGCAATGACGCTAATAGCGCCAGCGCCTGTACCACCTGCAACGGTGACACTAACCTTGATAAAACGCTGAATCGAATCAGTGTTGACACTGATTTTTTCAGTTGCCGCAGCGTTGGCGCCACTAGTGGTAAATCCACCACCGGTTACGTCGGTGTAAGTACCACCGGACGTGTCGCACTCAGTCAGTTTGACTGCGTAGGTGACACCTGAACCACCAGCTTCGGCGTCAAGAGAAACAGCAATGTCGCCCTCGTAATCAAGCAGGTCAATCGCAGAACCAACTCCTGTGGAATCAACCACATCGCTTGGCAGCAGGTTTAGAACTTCTGTTCTAGTCCCCAGATTTTGGATCGTCATTGGTTGCCTTCCTCCGGCGTTTGGGTTTGACGGGTTGTTCGACTTCAGGAGGTTCGTTGTAAACCTCCGCAAGATCACTACCGATCAGGATATTGGCGTCGGCTGGGGATGCCTCAACGACTTCCCCAATCCGAACCACCTGACCCGCTAGCACAACTTGCTTACGGATCTTGATCTTCATGATCAGAGGGTGTTGTTACCACGGCTGAAGGATTGACCATGGCGGGCTGCCACGTCAACATCCTGCAGCGCAACCACTCGGACAGTGCCAGAGGTGCTGTGAGTGTAAGGATCAACCATCAGATCCAAGCCAGAGAAGTAAGCAATGATTAGATCAGAGAAGTTTCCAAACCAAAGATCGTTGCTTGCTACTTGGTTAGAAATTACAGCTTCATAACCATTCACTTCACCGTTTGTGAAAATGAACTGAGCGGTGTTGCTGGCTTTTTCTGCTGTTTTCAGAGCGCCGCGCATTGCAGCGTTCATCAGATACTTAGGAGAGCCCAGCAAGGCATTGGCGCTAGCAATATCAGACTCAAGCGCAACTACCTCAGCAAATGTTGGGGTGTTAGCGGCAAAGTCTTCAGTCAAAACACCAGTGGTGTCTTTAAGACCTAAGGGCTGGTTAGAAGAACCGGAGCCATAAAGGCCAACGCGGTCAATTTCTAAAGCAAGCACTTTGGCAAGATCGCCACGCACCATGTTCTCCACGTCAATGGAGGACTGGATAACTAGACGACGACTGAAATCGGTAAAAGCACCACAGGTCTTAGGCGTAAGCGCAACCTGATCAATGGTTTGCTGTGATTCGGTTGGAGAACCAGATTCAGCCACCCAGTAAGCAGTTGCAGCGCCTGACTGACGAGGAATGTTGACGTTGCCAGAAAGGCCAGTCAACACACTTGCGCCGGCTTGAGTCAGTGCTGATGCGTTACGCAGAAGGTCGATAAAGTTGGCTGCATCCAACTCAGTCTCAACAAGGTTGCCACCGGCAGTAGCCGTGCCAACGTTGAGATCACGACGCATAACGTCAGACGGGACAGTGATGCCACGAGACTGACGGCCAAGCTTGGCTGCAGCGGCTTCAGAGGCCTCAATTTCAAAACCAGCAGCATCGCGTGCAGCGCGATCGCCAGGATTGCTTAGGTAGTTGATGGCACGCAGGAAAGAGAAGCT